TAAAGTCAACAGCCCATCCATCCATGTGACTTGATTGACGGCTTCCACCAACCGCCACATTGACTTCAGGCAGGCGTAACCATGAGTTAACACGGATACCTTTTCCACCTAGTATGTCCCGTACCTTTTCCATGTTTTCAGCAACAACCTTCATGTTTTCAAGCTGTTCAGGGCTTGGTTGGTTGTTGATGCCCATGCGTACTGCGGTTTCTGAATAGGTTGCTTCGTCTAATGTGAAGTTTGCAGATAGTTGCATATTAATTTACCCCCACTTTGTCAGAATCACCAAAGTAATAACCGTAAATGTCTTTGATGTTGCCAATAACAGCACCAAGAATTAACAACGCCAATTCCTTGCGTGTACCTTCCAAACCTTCTGCGTTAAAGATTGCATAAACAATGTAACCGCCACCAAAGATACTTGCCAAAGCAATGACTGACTTAGTGTTTTTTGCTAACCATGATGCAACTTCACTTGCGTTTATAGCAACTTCAGATTTACGGGCTGAATCACGACCTTGTTGCATTAACTCAAATTTTTTAACATCAATTTCTTTAAGTTTTGCCATTTCGCTTGGTGGCATTGACTGTAATGCTGATGTTACAGCTTCAACAGTACCTTCAACCCCAAACTTTTCAGCAATCGCTTTGACCGCCATGCCTGCAACAGGTGAACCCAATGCGGTGGCAACAGCAGGTGCGTAATCTTTCACCAAATTAATTAACTTATCCATGTTGTACCTTTCATTTACCTAGTGGGTTAACGGTTGCCCTGCGTATCGCTTGCATCTCTGAACGCAATGAATTGTTTTGTATGTCCAATTCTGACTTGATGCCTGCAATACCTGAACGGGATTCTTTTTGTGTGCTGTCAGCAATCACCTTTGCTTCACGGGCAAGCATATATCCATCACCTGCTTTTTCTTGCAGTTTCATAATGGTTTCTGCCTGTGAATTTACCCGTTCTTTCAGATATTCAACTTCACGCATTGCCTTTGATGCCTGCCCTGCGGTTTCATCATAGTTGCTGATGATTGAATTGATTTCATTGGCTTTGGTGATTACATAATAACTACCGCTTGCAATCGTACCGATTGATGCAAACACGATACCAATGATAACTGTTGGGTTGTCCTTGATACTTTTAAATAACTCAATAATTTTATTCAAATCCATTTTCATATTCCAAAGTAAATTGTTTAATGGCGTTCATTCTCATGTCTTGTTCACCACCAAAATCAACAATATCACCTTGGATAAACTGAAAATATAAATCTTGGTTTCGTCTTATGCTTTCGGGTATTGCTTGCCCTATGCTAATTATAGGGAATAAATCATATTGTTTAATACTAGGTTGTGAAATCACTTCAAATTTAATCAGATTGCCAACCACCGTTTGCATGGTGTTTCTATTGGAATTCGCTGTGTTTTCTGTCTGTTTTGTTTCTGTCTTGGTTTCCGTTTTCGTTTCTGACTTGGCTTCCGTCTTTGTATCTGTCTGTGTCGGTGTAATAGTCGCTGTCGGCACACTCGGTTGGGTTTGAACAGTTACAGGTGCGGATGGGGTTGTTAGGGCAGGGGTGCTGATGGATTGATTCACCACACTTGTGGGATTCGTGGGGCTGATGGGGCTGATTGGGGATAACACATTTGTTACATTGGTTACACTTTTTACACAGGTATCTGATGATGTTACCCACGCACCCCATGACGGCTGACCATAAGGGTCTGCACACATACTTGACCGTGTTTGTAAGATTGCCCCTGTGTAACCCGATTGGCAACTTAGGGTTTGGCTTTCTGTACTTGTTAGGCATGATGGTGGGTTTGGCGTACAGGTATCAGCAATCTTGAACCATCCACTTGGTAAGGGCTGACCGTATTGACCATTGGGGCAGTTAATCTCACTTTTCCATGTCTGACTGCCTGAAAAATTAACAGGGCATGAACGGAATTCTGTGACGGCTGAATATGTACAGGTAACAACCTGTGGGGGTGGCGTATAACAACCTTGAATTGACGGGTAAAGTTGGCAAGCAAGTGCTTGGCATTGTTGCAATGTTGTATCACCGTTGGCATACAAACTTGAATATAAGGGCTGACCATTCTGCCATTGTGATGCGTAACAGTACGCCCAAACATTACTTGCTTTCAGCAGTAACAGGAATAGCAGGCAACTTAAAATCTTTACCATAAAGTTTTTCAAATCTTTCAGGGTGAAGTTTGTACCACGCTTGTCTTGCTGAATCGCCTACTGCACCACCAATAGGGCATGGCGTACCTGACATTTCCATTGCATACCAATTATCCGTGTGGGCTTGGCAAGCAATTGATACTGCGGTTACTTTTAAACCTGCATCATTAAAAAACTTTGCCCACTTTAGCGATATACAGTTTTCATCCATGTAAACCGTACCGCCTGAAACGCCAATGACCGTTGACTGTACCGCACCGCTTACGGGAATACCGCAAACATCTTGGCTGAACGCTGACATACTAGGGGCAACGGCTGACGGTACGGGCTGACCTGAATACTTCATATTCATATTGGTGTCTTGGGCTTTTGCAGGATACGCAAACATAACGCCAATCAACACCGCCCAAATGAATAATATTTCCCTCATTTTGACCACCAATGAAGTAACCAACCGCCAATGGTGCTTAACACGGAAAGCATACCGATTGCCAACCAACTTGCCCCTTTTTGCTTGTTTGCATTAGCAACTAAGATTTCAAGCTGTTCTTCAATCTTGTCCATTTTTTTTTCAATCACGGTAAACTGTTTTTCATACCCTTGTACTTTTTCCCACAGTACACCGTATTTAACAGGGTCAATTTCAAAAGACATACAGCACCTTAAAAATAAGTTTAAAAAGTCTTATTTTGTCGTGATTTTATGTTGCAGATTGTAAATGACTTCTTCAGGGCTGACAAACGCATCAGGGTTATATTCCACAAAATCCCACCAAAGAAACTGATTGTTAGCTAAATAACTGCGGTCTTTTAACAAATTAATGTTTTCAGGGTGTCCGTAAATAATAGGGTCTGATACTGACCATAAAACAATGCCTTGTTTACCCTCTGACCAACCAAAGTGTTGCATGAAACTGTCGCATGAAATCCATGTACGGCACTCTTGCATCAACTTACGCAATTCAGGAATTGTTAAGTTTTTTCTAAAGTCATCAACCAAATGTTCTTCACCGTCAACGCCTACCTGAACAATGGGTTCATTAATCAACGCAATCAATTCTTTCCAATACGGATAATTCTTTGGGTTGCGTTTGCCATTAACTAACTTTTTAGAATACGGGCTTATTAGAATCATAAGTACAGCTTTCTAAATGCGTTTTCTAAGCTGTCTTTCCAATCCCATTCAATCATCTTTTTGTATATGTTGAACTGTTCAATATCACCAAACAACGCCTGTGCTTCGGCAATAGGTCGGCAAGGGATAATTTCAGGATAGCAACCAAACACTTCAGCGTTTTCTATTTCAGGCAATATCTTGCTAAACACTACATGGTCACCCATGCCATTATTTAAAACAACAATCTTCTTGCTTTTAAAATTAATGACATTTCTAAATATCTGTTCATCCCGTTCATACAATTGGGCATTTGTTTCGCTTCTTATACCGCCCTGTGGATTCTTTAAATGCCATGTGATTGCATCAGGTACAACATAAAGTTTGTACCCCTTTAGGTGTAAGCCGTATGAAAAAAGTGTTTCTTCACGGTGGGCAACCCTTGATAAACCAAGGTTGTAATCGTTTACGCTTGCACGGTATAGGAATGAACAATACAGGTGTTCAACCTGTTTTTTGTCTTTAATTAAACCCCATTGAATGTTTGGTTCAATCTCAATGTTGTCCATCAACCCTGTTGAATTAAGGTATTGTGGGTTTAGCGGTGGCGTAATTACTGATGAACCGATTGCCCCAATGTCATTGCCAATGTGACTTGCTAATGTTTCTAATACATTAGGTTCAGGTATTGCATCATCATCAACACGCCATACCCAATCAAAACCTGATGTGTTTGCCACTTGATGAATATGATGTTGCCCTTTTTTGCCTGCAAACACCCATTCCCATTTAATGTTTTTTGTATTAAGAATGTGAAATAAATGGGCATATAAAAAGTCTGTACGCAAATCTTGCGGTTCATCATTGTCATCAAAAATCATTAACTTATCAGGCAATCTTGTTTGATTAAGAATTGCTTGTATGACCATTGGCAATGTTGAATGGTATCTTCCACGGGTTGCAACTGAACACAATATGGTTTCTTTTTTATCCCACTTACAAATCATTAGATTGGCAGGGTTGCTTTCAGAAACAGGTTGCATTGATTCTGAAATATGCCCATTCATGTTGATGTAATTAAATTTAAAGTTTGAAAAATAAGATTCGTTTAACCCATGTAACTTATGGTGTTCACCCCAAAACCCTTTGGGTTCATTGTGCGGTACTGTGATTAATAAACGCTTGCAATGCTTCTTTAGCTTTTCAACAATTTCCAAACCGTTATCAAGGT